CTCTTCATGTACTCGCCAGACTCCCCATCCTTTTCGTCTCCGTCTCTGAGAGGATTGCGCAGACCTTTCGGAGGCTTATCCCCGAACTTCTTGGAGACCGCCGCTTTCATCGCAGCCTTGATCGCGGCGATCTCGGCCTCGTTAGACTTTGGGATGATCAGGGTGACGCTGTACTTGGCTTCTGCGCCCTCTGCTGCGGCGCGAGGCTCGAGCAGGTGGACATAGGCGAAGCGAGCATCCTTGACGACAATGCGTGTGTTTGCGTTTTCCATTTTACCGTTTCCTTCGGTTCGACGTTTTAGAAGTCTTCAAGCTCCAGATCGGCAACCACTGCCGCATCCAGATTAATCGGGATTGAAAGCTCGCGAGACTTCCCTTCATATCCCGGCCAGATCCCCGTAGAGATGCAGTCGGAATATATCTTGGCGATCCTGTTCATCGCTGCCCACCCAGCCGCGAGGCTGTCATAGGAAAGCGTGTAACAAGCGACCGCATATGGTGGCTGCTTCTCAACAGCGATGAATGTGAAAGGCGCGATCCCGCCTTCGATCTCCGCCACTCCGTCAATGTAATGAGCGGCCTGCATATAGTACCCATATTGCCTGATGGCTCTGGCGAAGGCTTCTGGCGATGCGTCGATTGTGGTCTTCACATCGACGATGCCGCTGGCTCCGATGGCGTCGATGCCGCCTTTGCATTTCACCTTCGCCTCATAGCCGGTCCAGGTTGCCTCGACCTCTGTGCGGCAACCCGTCAGCAACTCAGCAGCGTGGGAATGCGCCCACACGGCATCCCGCATCCTTAAAGCCTTATCGAGATCAGCAACCGATATGATGGGCAGACCGATCCGCTCAAGCTTTGCCTTTTCCTCCTTGCCTTCCTTGGTGGTCCAGTTCAGTTCTTTGACGCTGAACAAGCTGGCGTGAGACTTGTGCGGTTCCAGGATCATGGCGTGAACCACGGTCCCAAATATCTGCGCTGGCGTTGGCGTCCTCTGTATCTCCATCGCCGCCCTATAGTGCGCAGGCGAGCGAGCGATCAGCTTTGCTCCAGAGGCTGATAGCGCCTCCAGTTTGAAGTAGTCGTTTTCCACTGTTGTTCTCCCTAGTTGGTTGCTGCCCAGAAGGCGATCAGGGCTGCATCTGCCCTGCCGTCATCTTTGACCCGTCGAAACAGGTGGGCATATGCGGGGAAGCACTCTGCCGCCCGCATCCTGTTTCCATCTTTGCCCTCGCGGGCGCCGACTGCTTTCTTCCACTTCTGTGGCGTCACATGCTCGACCGGGATCTGTAGGCCAGCGCATATGCCAATGCAAAGACCGTAGGATTTCCCAAAGGCGAACATTGATGTGACGCCCTGGCCACGCATTGCCCCCACCAGCTCGATGATGGATCTGTCTGGTTTGCGTGATGCAATGATCCCAGCCAGCATCTGCGGGCTGATCTCGCGCTTCATCTTGTTTCCGCGTTTGACCTCCAGCGTCGGCATATCCTCAACGTCGAGCATACCTGTTGCCGGATTGAAGAACGCCAGCGCCCCTGATGCGCCTGGATCAATTGCCAGTATCACGGCCATTCGAGCCTCACTTCAAAGCCCATAACCTTTGCATAGGCCAGAGCTGTCTTCAGGGTGCAAGATCCAGATTTCATCGAGGCAGAATAGGTTGCCGAAGATACGTTGGCCTCATCGCAAACGGCTCTTGTGGATTTCTCCTGCCGCTTGCGCTCCTTCTCGATGATCCTGAAGAAGTCCTGCTGGTTGCGTACACGATAGCTCATTCCTCGGCCTCCTTGGTCAACACAGGATCGGCGATCTCCATTGCAGACCGTTTGCGCCTGTCTGTCGGGATCTTGTCTGCCTGCCACTCGCCGCACCACTGCGTCCTGGCAACCCTAGTAGCTGTTGGATAGCGCTGGCATGTGAGAGAGCCACCTGTTTTCTCTTTAGTGAACTTGCAGGTAAGGCAAGTCTCTGGGTTCCGTTCCATTAATCACTCGCTTTCTGATAGCTGGTTTGGATGACCATCTCGATGGGTGTCATTCCGATTTCGCGCATATAGGCTGCAAGAATAACGTTCTCTTCCTTGCACTTCGTCTCGTCCATCTTCCGCATTGAGATGATCTTGCGGATGATCTTTACATCGTAGCCGTTGCCCTTGGCTTCGGTGTAGATGTCTTTCACATCTTGCTTCAGGAGGCTAATCTCGTCCTCCTGCTTCTCGATGCGCTCGATGATGCGTGTCAGTTGGCTGTTAGGCTGATCCGTCATTTCTGCCCTCCTCTTGCAACCTATCCAATTCCCGCAGCACCAGCGCTGCATACCCCATGATGTCAACCCAATGATCGCGCTCGAATGGGTCGCCGCAGATGATGCGAGCAATCTTCTGCTGGATCAGATGGATACTCTCACGCATATAACACGGCATCTGATCCCAGTTCCTGGCCTGCTCACATAACCGCTTTAATGTCTGCGATGCCGTCGATTGCTCCACATACGATCCGTGCGTCGTCTCCCTCGTCGATAAGATAGTGTCTATATTCTGATCCATTATTGAGTTTCCATTGTCTGACGGAGTGTAAGATGGTCGTGTGGTCTCTGCCGCATATGCGACCTGTTTCCGCAAATCCGTATCCATTTGCGATAAGAGCGAACCAAGCCTCGCGTCGGAGTAGGACGTATGGTCGTGTTCTGCATTGTCCAATTAACTGCCTCCATGTCATTTTATGTTTGTGCAGGATCGGAAGAACGATCTGCCTGACCCGATCCCGAAGACAACCCTGCGTTATCAGTAGGTCATCGCGGGAAAACATCGGCGTTGGTGTTTCAGGCTCTGGCTCAGGAAGCACTAGCACCTCAGCCGGTGGAATGGTGATCTCGATTTGCTTAGGCTTTGGCTTAATTCCGTTGAGCCTGTTGCGTACATCCTTGTAATGCTGCTCCCAATCCTCTACCGGAAATTCTCCACCAAGTAGCGTCGTGCCTCGCGAAGTGTTTTTGTGTGCTTCAAGTCCCCGTTCCAACTGAGCGCCCTCCATAGTTTCCTCACCTTGCTTTGCTGTATCCAGCCAATTTGCCTGTTAAAGTATTTGACAGAATACACCCCGTCAAATCCTATTTCGCATGTGATTGGCCGCATCTCAGCCTCCCAGGATGATGCAGGTTGTGAAGATCATGGCTGCTACTGAGAACGCGGCAACCATATTGGCGATTTCGTAGATAACCGTTTTCATCGTTTTGACCCCGTGTTTGCGTTACAAGTCAAAGCTATCCTGAATAAGTTGCCAAATACTTAATCCAAGGAATAAAATTGCTCCGTTGCACCCGATTACAATTACGCCTGTGAACATGGTTGCTGCAATGTTAAGCAGTGCCAGTTGATAATCAGTCATCTTTTTTCTCCCTTATGCGTTCACCTGGGCGCAAGGCATCCATTGCGATTGCTTGCGTATCGTACTTTGCAATTCTTTCCAGCGCCGCCTCCAGCTTCTCGATGCTGTCGGCAGAAGAGAAAAGAACAACCCGCATATCAATTGGCGTCCCGCTAAATCCGGCGTACTCCCGCAAAAGCTCTACATCAGTCATCTTTCCCCTCCAGTGCTTTGCGGGCAATATTCATCGCGCTGTCGCCGTCCCAATAACCCAGCGCCGCTATCTCCCGCAGCGCCGCCTCCAGCTTCTCGATGCGGGTGTTGCGCTCGCCAATCGCGTCAAAATATTCATCTGCGATCTCTTTCCATCCTTCAGATGAACGAGTTAATTGCTCAATGCGGTCGGCGGCTTCGTAGGCTATCTCTTCACTGACGCGGAACACCTCGGGATATTCTCCTCTGGCCCTATCTGCCGCATAACGCAGGCGCGTCACAAGATCATCGCTCATGTTAACTTTCTCCAGTTTTTTTAACACGTTCTGTGGATGTGTTATTCGCATCGACAAGTGCGGGGCCGCAGTAGATTTTGCTTCTGCGCATACAGTGCGGGCATTCTAAGTTCATTAGTTTTTCAGCAGCTTCGCGCATTAGCATTGGCAGCTTCAAAGCAAACCATTCGTGCTTGCATGAGCCGCAGTGGACTAGCAGGGAGTCGGTGGCCTCAGTCATCTTTCTTCTCCATCAGTGCTTTTAGTTTGGCTTTGTTCTCATCATCCAGATAGTAGCCGATGCCGCGCCACGTTTTGATCTCGATGCCGTACTTACGCATTTTCTTGCGCAGCTTCCAGATCGACACCCTGTTGCGCAAAGCCTCATGGTTGATGTCGGTGTAGCGGTTGTATCTATCGCCTTGCTCGGAGATCCTGTCGAGGTAGGCGTAGTCAGCAATCTGGCGACTGTAGATGCCGAGTAGCAGCTTCATTTGATGCTTGCTTAAGAAGTCTAAGAAGGTTGCGTCAGTCGGGATCATATCGGTGCGGAGCTGGCGGATTTCTTCTTCCAGTTCCGCAATGCGATCATGCAACTGCTGGATTGTCTGCATCACTGCCTCTGCTCCCGTGCATCCTGGACGCAGACCAAATGGGCATGTGTGCCACCGTAGATCCCAAGCTCCCTGAGAGCCTGATTCTGCGGGATCAGTGTCCCTGTCGTTAGATTGCAGAGCGGACATTTGCGCTGCATGAGCGGCCTGTTGAACTTCATATTGAAGATTGGTCTGTTGATGCTACTGACCCGCATGATTGTCTCCCAAAGCTTTTTTAAGTTTCTGCCTAAGCTCCAACGGCATCGGATATTTGTCAGCGTCAATGATAGCCTGCTCCAGTTCATGTACCCGTTGCTCCAATGTGTCGCAAAGACGTTCTGCCAAGAGATACTGCTGGTGCCAGCGATCTTCCTGCTGCGCCCAATAGTGCGCCTGCTTCATCCCAGACATTTCAGTTCCTCCAGTATTTTCTTGATGCGCTTTATATGGTGCGCCAGCTCCACCTTGTGCCGCAGTTGCGCAGCCTCATCGGTGGCGTAGTAAACCAGCAAAGAGCAGTCGGCGACATTGCGGGCGACTATCTGAAGTTCAATGTATTCCGTTGGAAACTCGCTTTCTTGTTTCATTACGCCACCCAATAATAGAAAGGACCAGTACGGTCTCCATTCATCTTGATTGCGTAGCGGCAGGCATCGCGCAATGTGTTAAACATTGCGGCATGATCTCCAACATGACGCCATCCGGTATCCTTGGGACGGTAAAGAACTGCGTACATCTTCGTTTGCTCCGTTGCAGGGTGGTGCGAATCACCAGCCCATGTAAAAAAGATTATTAGGCAAAAAGGATTTTGTAAACAGAAAAAATGGCGGTTGCGGAATATTTTTCCACAGACCGCCATTTATCGTTAATAATCAGTTACTTATCAGCGTGAGCCGAGCGCACCGCCCAGCAAACCAGGCACAAGTTGCTGGGCAACCGATGGCGTCCCATACTGGCCTTTCTTCGCCATCTGATCGCGGATCGCATCCAAAGCAGCCTTCAGTTCCGGCGCTGATTTGGCGAACAGCAGCTTCGACAACTCGGCATTGGTCTGCTCAACCCGTGCCTGCGTCCCACCTTTGCTGATCTTTTCACCGATGCCGCTGACCACCCGAGACAAAGCATTTGGCGCATTCCCAGTTGCGACGTCTCTGGCAAACCCAGCCATCGGGGAAAGAGCTGCAAGATAGGATTGCTGCTCCAACTGCATCGGAGCCGTCTGCGATCCGCCAGTTAGGACGTTCTTTGTCTTCGCCATCTTGGCTTCACGCTCGATGTTTGTGAACAGCCGATCCGTAATTGCCTGGGCCGCAATAGGATCATCTGTTACACCCTTGATTGCCGCTTCCATCTGCATCTTTGCCTTGCCAGTGCGGAAGGCAGAAGTCACATCGCGATCAACTGCCTTGCCAAGCATGACATTTTGGAAAGCATCAAAGACGCCGACAAGATAGGAATCCTTATCAGCCTGCGTCATGTTCCCAAGTTTGCGCTCTGTCAGTTCTGCCCGCTGCTTAAAGATGCTCTGACCTTCAGCCATTGCTCTTTCAGCCGCCTTGGTATCCGCCCAGATGGAGCGAGCCTGCCGATAATCTTGATTCTTCTCGGCAATGCCTATGATGTCATCACGAAGGCCTTTATATACCTTAGCTTGGTTTTCCTTGCCCAGGCGGTAGAGCGATGAAACCTGATCATCCAGAGCCTTCTGGATCGAATCAATCTCAGCATAGGTATAATCGCGGGCGATGGTCTTTCCGCCCTTCTCCGTCATCCCGATAATCGGCGCAGGAGAGGTTCCTTTGATCTGCGCAACAGCCTCAAGTTCGCTGAACACGTTACTTGGAACCTTTTTAAGCAGCTCATCCATCTGAGCAGACGCCGCAGACAGAGGATCAACCTTTTGATAGAGAGGCGCAGCCTGCTGCATACGGGTGGCCGCAAGATCATCAAGGGACGTAAAGATGTTCTTCTGCTGCCCACCAAGAGCAGCCTCAATATCAGCACCAAGGCGCTCTTGCTGTCCAAGTGTGCGCTGCTCCAGAAACTCACCAATCTGTCCACGGGTTGCACCAGGCGACTGAGCCAGCAACCGCGTCTGAGACATAACATTGCCACCGCGAGCCATTACTTCAGCCGGGATTTCAGGCTTCACACCAGCCGTCTGCCGAGCCAGATAAGCCTGCATCAACTGATCAGGCGTCATCTGATCCTTCGCCAGCAAACTAGTTGCCCGCTCTGCCGCCAGCATCTCAGGAGCCGCAGTCGCTGCTTTATAGGCGCCAGCAGCCGCAGGGAAAGCGCCACCCAGAGCGCCGCCAAACAAGCCACCCATCATCGCACCTTCAGCAGCCTTATCTAGCCTTGCACCAGCGCCACCTTCACCCTTCAAGAATCCCTCAACGCCGCCTGTACCAGCTCCAACAGCCGCGCCAGTACCAACGCCGCGAGCAATCTGCGCGGCCAGCCCAGCAGTCCTTGCAGCCGCAACAGGAGCCGCAGCACCCCCCGACAACAGGGTTGCCGCAGCCGCAGGAGCAAGAGCGCCAGCAACCTCACCAAT